GAAAATCCAGTTATACCAACAAAAAAACCTTCTAGAAGAAAAAGAATTTGGGAAACTAAACCTGCAGCTAAACCAAAACCAAAAATGGAACAATGAAATTAGTATATGTAAATCAGATAGGTGTTGATTGGACTGGTAAAAGACTTTATGAGTTTTTATTCTCTGAAGATGAGTCGGTTGAAGATGTTAGTGGTGTTGATTGGGATTCTTATCCAGCTTCTGTTGGTGAACCAGAGCCACCCTCTAGTGATTTTATAACTAAAGTTGGGTTATTGACTACAGATTTAAATTTATTTCTAATTCAAAAACACGATAGTTTTGCTGTTTTTGATGCTGTTGATGGTGTTGTAGCGTTAGCTTGGGAGAATTTATTAGATTATGAAGAGTATCCTGAAAAAAGACTTTTTTTTAAATTTAATGAGGATATTGCTTCTGTTGAAGATAAGTTATATGAAAAAGATTTAGTATTAGATTATAAGGTTTACAGTAAAAAAATTAATGAAGATGAGGATTAAAAAGAAACATATTAAAGAGAATAAAGACTTAGAAGGGTTTCCAGAGGTTAAGGATAAGGTTGATAATGTTACGAATGCAACTAGGGAGTTAACGGGACAACTTAAAAACGTTGGATTTGACCCCGAAGATGCTGAAGAAATAGTTACCAACGCTATGTCTGGGGTTATTGAAGACGGTAAACAGTCTAAATCAGTAAAACCTAAGATGACTAAATCAGAGTTAACTGAAGCGGTTAAGAATATAGGTAAGAGTATTGAATCCCCTAGAAAAGTAATTAAAACGTTTAAAGTAAAAGATATAAAAAATGGCAAAAAATAGTAAAAAACAAATTAATGAAAACTCTTTATATTCTGAAGGTATTACTGAAAGAATCAATTCTAAGTTAGAAGAAAACTTAAGAGAAAACAAGCACTCTTTAGCTGGTTGTAATATATTTCCTGAAGGAGATGTCATCACTTCTGAAATGAAGTTAATTAGAGAAAGATTTAAAGAGGTAGTTAAAAGATGTAGAGAAGCTTTTAACATGGAACATGTTGATAATATAACGATAATCAAAGAACAAATGAATTTGGTTATGGATGCCATGAAAATGGAATCTGAACATAAAGAAGTTTTGGAACAAATGGCTATAGAAATGGTTGTTGAAGAGTTTGACATACCAGAGGGTTCTATCATTTTTGAAACTGAACTAACAACTAATATTGATTCTAGTGGAATTAATGAAACACCATTAGAAAATATTGACGAAGAATTTAATGACCATGACGAAATTGTTAACGCTAATGCTGAAGTGCATAAAAGAAGAGTATTAAATGCTATGATTCAAGGTGCGGCTAAGAGTGTTAATCATATGTTTCACATGAAACATGACGACTTATGTGATATTAATGATACCTTACCAAATACGTACAAAAAAATGATGTCAGCTGCTGATATGATGTATTATATTGTTCCAGACATGGATAAGGGGATTAGAGGTGGTAAATGTGAGACTGAATATAACCAAGATGAAAACGGTGTTAACATTCCTGTTGTAAAAGCTAAAGCTATGGTCTTTCCTGTATTAATTCATGAATTATGTAAAGGAGTTATGGAGGTGTTGTCAACACATGGATTACCTATTGAAGAAAATGTTGCAAACTATGTTATAGGTAAGGCTGACTTCTTACAAGCGGAACCTTGGGATATGAGGTTTGGTCCAGCAATATGGAGAAGATTTTGCGATGCGATACCAGCTGAAGACTTTAATTTAAAGCATCAAGTTTACGTTGATGTTGCTTGTATGGAACCTAATGAGTTTAATCATTTAATGAAAGAAGTTATAGGTAAAACTAAAAAGGGTAAGTTGATGATTGGAGAAATTGTTGAGTCGGTTAAAAAAGAAATAGAAGAAGACGACTTCAATGAAGCTATGGGTGGTGACCATTTTAACTTTCAAGATTTAATCTAAATATTAACTAATATAAAGTATTAAAAGCTCCATATATGGGGCTTTTTTATTTTTTACTACTTTTTAGATATTTATAATAAAAAGATAATGTTAAGTAGTAGTGAAATACTTTTTGAATACTCTAAATGTGTACAAGACCCTATACATACAATTCAAACTTACTTAGAAACTAAGGATTTAACTCAAGGTGGTTTTGTTCCTTTTAAATTGTTTCCTAGACAAAAAGAAATTGTACGCTCATATGAGGAACACGCTTACAACTTAGTGTCTAAACCTAGGCAAGCTGGTATATCAACGACTACACAGGCTTATATGGCTGTTAAATCAGCCTTTTGTGACCCAGATAGACCAGAAACTATCTTAGTTATTGCTAATAAGTTAAAATTAGCTCAAAAATTCGTTAGAGGAATTAAAGATTTTGTTGTTCAATTACCTAGATGGGTATGGGGTCCAGAATACTATGGTTCACCTGAAAATGAAAGTAGAGATATATTTGTAACTGATTCTAAAATTGAACTTGAATTACCTAACGGTACTCAGATTATCGCCGTAGCTACGTCGGAGGATGCACTTAGGGGGTATACGCCCACTTATTTGATTTTTGATGAGGCTGCGTTTATTGATAACGGAGATTCTGTATATGCTGCAGCTATGTCTTCCTGTGCTACTGGTGGTAGAGTTATGTTGATTTCTACACCAAATGGTATGGACCCTTTATATTATAGAACTTACGACCAGTCTAAGGTTGGTAAGAATAATTATAATGTAATAGAGATGAGGTGGTATGAAGACCCTAGGTACATTAAAGATGAGTATGGCAATAAAGACCTTTTTTGGATTAAAAAAGATGATAAGGGTGATATACTTGAAAAGATAAAAGAAACTGAATTTATAATTNACAATTATTCTAAAAAAATAAAAGAAGGTTATAAGCCCACGAGTAGTTGGTATGAAAATATGTGTGCCACNCTTAATAATAACACTAAAAAAATAGCTCAAGAATTAGACGTTTCTTTTTTAGGTTCTGGTGGTAATGTTATAGCTGATATAGATATAAAACACTACGAAGATAATAAAGTAGAAGAGCCTAAGTGGGTGGATGGCAGAGAAAAAGAGTTTTGGATTTGGGAAAAGCCAGAGAAGGGACATGAATACATAATGGGAGTTGATGTTAGTAGGGGTGACGGTAAGGATTCGTCTACGATAGTTATAGTTGACGTTGCTACAATGACTCAAGTTATGGAATATCAAGGTAAAGTTCAGCCAGACATACTTGCTGAGTATGTTTATGAGTATGGTAATATGTATAAAGCTCTTACTGTAGTTGATGTTGCTGGTGGTATGGGTGTTTCTACAGTACTTAAGTTAATTGAATTAGATTATAAGTATTTATATTATGATGAACCTAGAGGTAGGATTCTTAATAGTAAAAAGAGTCAGTTAGACATGTACAGTAGAGATGAAAAAATACCTGGGTTTAACGCTAATGGTGTTAGGGTGATAATGCTTCAAAGACTTGAAGAGTCTATTAGAAACAGAACTATAAATATTAAATCTAGAAGAATGGTTTCAGAGATGAAAACTTTTATATATAAAAATGGAAGAGCTGACCACATGGAGGGGTATCACGATGATTTATTAATGTCACTTGCAATGCCAATATATGTTTTAGAGTTTTCATTTAAAAAATTACATAAAATGAAGGAGAAAACAAAAGCAATACTGTCTAGTTGGCAAGTTGGTAGTTCTTCTGAAAATAATAACAATAATAGCGGATTTGTACCTAAAAACAGGAGGGGTAAGAGTGCGTTACCTAAACCAAAATTCTCAAAAGAGGTGTCAAAAAACATGCAAGACCCTAATGGAGACTATTTATGGTTGTTGAGTGGTTCAAAATAAAAAAGATATGGCGTCAAATAAAAAAACATTTATAAGGAAAACTGGAGGTAACGGTGCTAAACTATATACTTGGTCACCAGACACTTCTTTAGATAAAAAGGTAGATAATGATGATTTTGGTTTGTACTCTTGTAGTACACCTATAGGTACTCAAGGTGAAGACAATGCTGTAACGTATGTTTACAATACTGTTGTTGTTATTGGAGTGCCTGTTAAAACGGCTTACGTTCAATGTAATTACGTTGTATAACTATTGAATTTTTTACAAAAAATACTATATTAAAAAAAATAATTAAAAATGGCTAAAAAGAAGTTAACGGTATTTCAAAAACTGAATAATATATTCGGACCTACTGGTGTTAAGTCCTCAATTAATCAAGCTAATAGATACTCAATAGATAACGAAACAATGTTTAAAACTACTGATAAGTCAGAGTTTGAAACTGCTAGGTTACAAGCACAGCAAAATAAATATGTTAGTGGTTTGTGGAGAAAGGTTGATAATGAGATGTTTCAAAAGACAATTCATTATGAAACTACTAGGATTGGGTCATATTCTGATTTTGAAAGTATGGAGCATTATCCAGAGATTTCAGCTACCTTAGATATAATGAGAGAAGAATCTACTACCGTTAACGATAAGGGTAGAGTTTTGAATATATTCTCAAATTCTAAACGAGTTAAAACAATATTAGAAGATTTATTCTTTAATAGATTAGATATTCATACATCATTACCAATGTGGACTAGAAACACATGTAAATACGGTGATAACTTTGTATTCCTTAATATTGATGATAATGCTGGGGTTATGGGTGCTAGGCAGTTACCTAACTTTGAAATAGAAAGAAGAGAAGGTGATGTTTTTGGTAAAGTTATGAGCACTTCTGACATTAAAGATGAAAAAGATTCTAAAGTTAAATTTATATGGAGAGGTAAGGATTATGAGTTTAATTCTTGGCAAATTGCTCATTTTAGATTACTTGGTGATGATAGAAGGTTGCCTTATGGTACGTCTGTATTAGAAAAAGCTAGAAGAATTTGGAAGCAATTAATTCTTTCTGAAGATGCTATGTTAATTTATAGGGTTACTAGGGCACCAGAGAGAAGAGTTTATAAGATTTTCGTTGGTAATATTGATGACGAGGATGTGCCGTCTTACGTAGATGAAATAGCCAATAGATTTAAAAGAACGCCTATAACTGACCCTAAGACTGGTCAGGTTGACTTACAGTACAATCAAATGGCTAATGACCAAGATTTCTTTATACCTGTTAGAAGTGAAGACGCTCCTAACCCAATTGATACTTTACCTGGTGCTAGTAATTTAGACCAGATTGCGGATATAGAATACTTACAAAAAAAGTTATTTACAGCCTTAAGAGTACCTAAGTCTTTTTTAGGGTTTGAAGAAGCGTTTGGTGACGGTAAAAATTTAGCTTTACAAGATATTAGATTTACTAGAACTATTAATTTAATACAGCAGTCCATGATTATGGAATTAAATAAGATTGCTATTTTACATTTGTTTTTATTAGGGTTAGAAGATGAATTGGATAATTTTACATTAACACTTAATAATCCATCAACTCAAGCTCAAATGCTTAAAATTGAGCAAATGCAATCTAAAATCACACTTTATAAAGATGCAACCACTGATGCTGGTAACGGTTTTAGTGTTATGTCTATGACTAGAGGTAAGCGAGATATATTAGAATGGTCTGATGACGAAATAAAACAAGATTTACTTGAGCAAAGACTTGAGAAAGCAGCAGCAGCTGAAATGGAAAATACATCCAACATTATTAAACATACTGGAACATTTGATGAGGTAGATAGACTTTACGGAGATATAGACGCAGCTAAAAATGGCGGTTCTTCTGACGATGACGGTGGCGGTGACGAAGGTGGTGGTGATGACTTCGGTGGCGGTGGTGGCGGTGGCGGCTTCGGTGGCGGCGGTTTAGACTTTGGTGATGATGGTGGCTTTGGTGATGATGATGCTGGAGGTGATGATGCTGGAGGTGATGATGCTGGGGGTGATGA